CTATAGTCTATAGTCTAAGACTATAATCTAATTTATAGACAATATAGGTATCTTATATATAGTCTATTAGGATCTTTTCTAGGCTTACTTAATTGAGGGGGGATAGCCTCTTTCCTCGCTCCCTAGAAAACAATAAGGGACTAGGGTTAGTAATCACTCAGATATGTATATTCCTAGAACATATCTTCATAGATCCACTAGGGATTCTAGGGTAGATAGAAAGATATAAATTCTATAATTCGTGATTGGATTTTCAAAATGGGCAGGAGTCGGTGAGGTGAGTGCCCCACACCAAGTTCCCCCCAAAAAAAATTCGTGTTTTTCTGTTGCTAATTTCGTGTATGATTTTATGAATAAAGGAATAGGAGAGAAATAGATGACAAATATTGTGATAGAGAAAGATATTGATTTACCAGCAGAGAGGACACGACATAGTTATCCGTATAGAGAAATGGATATAGGAGATAGTTTCTTTGTAGAAGGTGGGAAGATAACAGTCATGTGTAATAACAATTACAGGATGAGTAAATTATTAAGTAAGAAGTTTATTGCCAGAGTTGAGGGGAAAGGGGTTAGGGTATGGAGAACGAGATAAACGGTGTTGAGAAGTTGATTGAGGTGGCTGCGGATGATGCGAAGAAGGCGTATATGCAACGTGTTTGGGCGATGAATAAGGATCAGATTTTTCATGAGTTGATGCGTGTGCATGGCGAGAGTTCGAGATTATTGACACTAGCGCAGAACGAGATTAATCGTTTACGAGAAATGTTAGAGTTTGATGACGGAGATGCCATACATTAAGCCAGAGGGGATTGAGGAGGTCTGGGCGAGGGAGTTAGAAGAGAGTAGGCGGATATTTCAAGTAGAGATGAGGAATGTCATTTCCTGCCAAACCAAAAAAGAGAGACAAAAGCTATACGACAAGTGGAAGCTTGCTTACACTGAAGGTATGGTGAAAGATTTAGTCAAATGTGCGCAGGATAAAGTGATAAGGGCTAAGGTTGCGAATGGAACAGAATCGAGAAGAAAATGAGTAGTTTTAATTTACCGAATTTCTATCACTTTTGTAAGCAGCTCAAGATAGAAACCAAAGAGCAGGGCTTGCGCAAGATGGACAATCTCTTGGGTACGCAAACCTATGTGATGAATGAGATTGCTAAAGGGTTGCAAGATGATGTACATTTCTTTGTTATTTTAAAAGGTAGACAACTTGGAATCACGACCATATCACTTGCCCTTGACTTGTACTGGCACTTCATTCATCCAGGATTGCAAGGAACACTCACGACAGATACAGAAGAAAATAGGGACATGTTTAGAACCACCCTTAGTATGTACATGGATGGCTTACCCAAAGAGTACAAAATCCCACTCCTTGCCCATAACAGGAATCAGCTTTCTCTCAAAAACCGATCTCGTTTGTTTTATCAAGTTGCTGGGCTTAGAGCAAAAGGAAGTCTTGGTCGTGGCAAGGCGATTACCTTTCTACACGGAACAGAAACGAGTTCTTGGGGTGACGAAGAAGGCTTGGCATCTTTATTAGCCTCCCTTGCTGAAACCAATCCAAACCGTTTATACACGTTTGAGAGTACCGCCAGAGGTTTTAATATGTTTCATGATATGTACGTCACTGCCAAACGTGCGAGGACGCAGAGAGCCATTTTCTGCGGTTGGTGGAGAAATGAACTTTACATGGCTGATCCTAACTCACAAGTCTATAAAGTCTATTGGGATGGCAAGATGACGGGTGAGGAAAAAGAATGGGTCAAAGACATTAAAAAACTTTATAACTTTGAAATCAATTCACGTCAATTAGCGTGGTGGCGATGGAAAATGACCGAAGGCATCAAAGATGATGCACTCATGTACCAAGAGTTTCCTCCAACGGAAGACTATGCCTTTATTATGACAGGTACATCCTTCTTTAGTAATGCACGGTGTACGGATGCGGTAAAAGCCCTGAAGAAGCGCAGTTGCGATTATTACCGTTATTCTTTTGGTGCCAACTTTCAAGACACTAATGTTATTAAATCTACGGAGAGGCTTGCCTCTTTAAAGGTGTGGGAAGAACCCGTTGATACGGCATATTACGTTATTGGTGCTGATCCTGCTTACGGTAGTTCCGACTGGGCAGACAGATTCTGTATTCAAGTCTTTAGGTGCTATGCAGACGGTTTAGAACAAGTCGCATGCTTTGCTACGAGTGAACTTAATACCTATCAATTTGCATGGATTATCGCCCACCTAGCAGGTGCATACAAAAATTCTACGCTAAACCTAGAGGTCAATGGTCCTGGTCAAGCCGTGATTAACGAACTGCGTAATCTGAAGCGTCAAGCAGCCAGTATGGGGACTGCACTCGGTAAAGACTTACTCGATGTCTACGGCAACATGCAAAACTATATTTGGCGTAGGAACGACACACTCGGTGGTGTGTCCAATAGCATCGGCTGGCTTACGACCAGTGCAACAAAAGAACGGATGCTCACCTACATGAAAGATTATTTTGAACGTCAAATGTTAGAAGTCGTGGACATGGACACGATTGAAGAAATGAAAACAATGGTCAGAGAGGATGGCGGTATTTATGCTGCGGGTCGGAACAAAGATGATCGTGTGATTGCAGCGGCTTTAGCATGTGCTGCCTTTGCCGAACAAGTGCAACCTCGTTTAATTGCGCAAAAGATTACCCGTAATATCAGCCGTATTCAAGATGAGTTTACTCCAGAACAACTCACAGTCGGTAGAAATGTCAGTGATTATTTAAAAAAGATAGGTGTCTATGGAAAAGTATAGGACCATTCCCCAACGGGAACTCATGCGCATCATGAAGCGTTTTTATAAAGATCCACAACGAGGTATTAGTAAAAAACTCTTTGCAGATTTGACAGGCTATGACGAGTGGCATTTACGAGAAGTGTTTGAGAATGAAACCCACCCCATGACGATTGCTGTGCAAAAAAGAGTGAGTAAAGCCTACCAAGAATGGAAAAATGGTGAAGTAGCCATTATGAAAAACAGAGATAACACCAAATTTGTACAATACCGTAAGGATGCTAGACCAGTGGTCGAGAGAAAAAACCAGTTAGAGGTGGTCAACGGTCAAATTAAATTAAAAATCGGATTGGTCAATAAATACGATTATTCACAACAAACACTTGACGAACAATTGGAAAGGGGTTAAAAATGGCAGTATTAAAAGATTTTAAATGCGACAAACACGGCTACTTTGAAAGCAGAAAGCCTGCTTGTCCAATGAAAGGGTGCGATGCAGAAGTTTATCAAGTACATCTCCAAGCTCCAGGACTGGTTAGTGACAAAACCAAAGCAACCGACAAAAACGTCAAGCAACTCGCCATTGAGTTTAACATGTCCAATATTAAGTCTACCCGTGAAGGTGAAAACCAATCAGGTTACCTTACCCGAAACAACAAGTTCACCGAAAAAGAATACGCAGAAGCGGAAAAGTACGCCACCCGTAAAAAAGGTGTCAACAAGGACAAAATCCGACCTGCAACGCAAGAGCCACCAACACCCAAAGAGCCGAGAGCAGGCGATGCCGCTATCTGGGGTGGAGGGAAAACAGGCATGAACATGCAGTCCATTCTTGCAGGACAATTTTCTAAACCCGTAGGTCCTTTGCTCGGCAAAGAAGCAGAAATGACTTCTCTTTTGCCAACCCAAGCAGGAATTTCAAGCGGACCTCGTGTTGCAAGTTACTTTAAAGATCCAGATAATTTACAATTGAAAAAATGAGAATCCCATCTAATCCTCTTGACCGTGAAAACTTTTATCTCGACATTATGGAGAAGTGCATGGTGTCCCGTGAAGAACGTAGAGGGGATTACACCAATCTAAGAGCATATTATCTCTTTGGTGCAAATCCAGAAGAACCACCTGCATACTTTAACAAAATCAATCCACACATTGATCAATTAACGTCATTCTTGTATTCTTCTGAAACCACACGGTTTTCCATTCAACTTGGTGCGTCTGTGCCAAGTAATGAACATCACAAGACACCAACCCTAACGCAAGCCCTTAATGATGAATGGCTCAATTCCAATGCAGACCAAGTGTTTTCTTCTGCTTTGACATGGGCGTTAGTTTACAACACCACCTTTGTTAAATTAATTTATAACAAGGGTATTCATCCGTATTTGATTGAACCATCTTCTATGGGCGTATTGCGTGAGGATAGTCCCTATGCAGACCGTCAAGAAGCCCTTGTACAAACGTATTACATTACTAAATCCGAGTTATATGCTCGTCTTTACTCCCATCCGCAACGGGATGCCATCATCAAACGGGTGGTAGGCGGTGTTCGAGTACAAGAATCAGAGATTCCAGACGCAGTCAACCGTATTGTCATGTCCCAAACCAACCCTACCATCTATGGTAATGTCAACATGGAGCTGTACGGCACGAACCGTTACAAGGCTAGAGTGGCAGAGGACATGGTGGAAATGCGTGAGTGTTGGTTATGGAACGATGATACGCAAGATTATCAAGTAGTCACGATTGCTAATCCCAATGTGATTATTTATGACCGACCTGGTGAAAGTTTGTTTTTAAAAGGGGAATGTCCCTTTGTACAGATTTGTCCAGTACCTCAATACGATTATTTTTGGGGTGTATCCGAAGTATCCAAGCTAGTGAACCTTCAACAACTAAGAAATACCCGTATGACGGAGATATTGGACTTGTTAAGTAAGCAAGTAGCACCTCCTAGAGTGTTTTCGGGTATTAGTGGCATTATGGATGAGAAATTCTTGGCTTTAAACCGTGCTGGTAGCCATATTGCGAGTGATATGCCTGGTGCAAGAGTCGAAAACCTTGCGCCAGAAATGCCGCCTGATCTTTTTGAGGTGATTCACGAAATTGACTCGATGTTTAGTGAAGTTTCGGGTATTTCCAACGTATTATCGGGTAAAGGTGAGTCTGGAGTCCGTTCACAAGGTCATGCCAGCCAATTAGCACGTCTTGGTAGTTCACGGGCTAAGAAAAGAGCATTGATTGTCGAAGATAGCTTAGAAAAAGTAGCTACTTTGTATTTGAAGCTCATGAAAAATTATGATGATACCCATTTTAAAGATGTAGACGGTAAACCGTTTATTGCAGAACAATTTACAGACGATTTTGTGGTAAAAGTCGATGCGCACTCCAACAGTCCTATCTTCACAGAGGATTTAAAACAGTTAGCATTTAATTTATACAAGGCACAAGCAATTAATAAAGAATCTTTACTTGACTTATTAGAGCCTCCAATGAAACAATTACTGAAAGACCGTTTAAAGCAACAAGAGGCAAAGGAAAAAGCAAATCCTAAGCCACAAGGCAAAGAACCGCAAAAGATGAAGATGGAGGAATGATGGCAATTAATGTAGCACCTAGAGCTGATCAACCAAAGGTATCAACCGAATCGTTGAAACGGAGTGCTACGCCATCTATGCAGTACAAAAATACTGGTGTTAAAAGTTTTAGTCGTGGGACTCGCAAAGATTATGGCGGTAGACCTACGAGGGGATAAACACGGGTTTCCTGTGAGAAGGAAAGGGTGTTGGCTGCCAGCCCTAATTGGTGGACGCTATCGCAACAGGAGCTTACCATGCGTAAAGGAAGAAAAGGTCGTAAAGGTCGTAAGTAATCCGCAAGGATCTTACGGTTTGACCGTTTAACCTCCCTTTGGGGGTGGGAATAGAAATATTACCCCCTACTTGACATTTTGATAGAAAGGTTTAATCTTTCTTGTAATTGAATAGGAAATTACTATGAGCATGCCACCAGATCAGTTGATGAGTTTGTTGAAAAGCCAAAAGGATGGAGCTACACCTGGTGGTAAACCTCCTGTCCCCGAAACGGGCGGTGGTATCTCTGATCCCAGTAGTGCGCCGATGGCTTCTCCCATGTCAACACCCGAACCCAAGATGGGCAATCGTGAGGCATCCTTAGTGAACATTTCAATGGCGATGGATTTACTCGAACAAGCATTGCCTGCACTTGGCAGTGAATCAGAAGAAGGTCAAAAAGTATTGAATGGTATTCGTACCTTGACAACTATTCTAGGTGCAAAGAAAGCAAAAACAAATTCTCTGCAACCGACTGAAATCATGCAAATGTTACAACAATTACCTCAAGCTGGTGGTGCAACGCCTGAAGGTAAAGCAATGCAACAAGCACCGTTAATACCTGGTATGTCACCTGGTGGCGCACCTCCTTCTCCACCGATGGGTGGTGCTGGTGGTCCTCCTCCTGGCGGTATGCCTCCACCACAACCTATGTAAAGGAAATAGTATGGAACTGTTTAAACCAAGAGGTGCAGCTTCTCCTCGTAGACCTACAGACAACAACCAGAAGAATGGTCAGATCATTAATACACCACGTTTTTCACAATTTGGTGGTTTATCTTCAGTCAATAAGGCTGTTTATAAAAATATGATGACCACAAGTAATCCTGGTGATACTAAAAAAGTCATTTAATTAAATAGGGGATAAAAATGTCTTTAGAAGATCTATCATTAGAACAGAGGGATGAATTAGCATTACTTGCTAAACAACTCTCTGACAATCCAAAAACACGGGAATCCTTTTTGCGTTTAACGCAACAAGTGAAGCCCGATTTAACCATTCCAGAGTTGTCGTTAAAAGATGATATAAACAAGCAGTTGAAGCAAACGCAAGACGCATATCAAAAGTTATCGGCAGAAATGAAGCAAAAAAATGCTTTGGAAGATTTACAAAATCGTAGAAATGCTTTAATCAAAAAAGGTAAAGCATCTGAAGACGATATTCCAGAAATTGAAAAAATTATGCTGGAGAAACAAATTCACGATCACGAAACAGCAGCTGAATATTTCGAGTGGATGAAACAAGCAGCAGTACCGACTTCTGACTCTACAATGGGATACAATCCTAATGTGATGAAGAAATTTAATCTTGAGTCGTTTATGAAAAATCCGATTCAAGGAGCAAGAAACGAAGCAGCACAGGCACTAATGGATTTGCGGAAAAACACAAAACCCATTGGTTTATGATTGTAAATAGGGGATATTTACTATAGGAGTTGATTATGCCAATTGGAGGCGGAATAGTACCAGCTTCGGGTAGTTCACAGTATAACGAGTTAACCTACGTTACACGCCGTGCATTTATCCCTAAGTTGGTTGTACAAATTTATAACAGCACACCGTTAATGGCTGCTTTGATTGGTAACAGTCAACAAGCCTCTGGTGGTGTATCCCAAGTTTCAGTTCCTGTGCAAGGCGCACAGTTTGTGAACGCACAGTGGTCGGACTATTCGGGTAGCTTTACGCAACCTTCAGTCCAACAAGGTGCTTTCCTTGCTGAATTTAACCTTAAACTGATGATTTCTCCTGTACCGTTTCTCGGTATGGAAGGCGC